ATTTGCTTGAGCCTAGCCTGGGAAATTGTTAAAAGATTTTTAGACTCCGCTACTACTTCTTCTTCGCCCGTAAAGTATGGCGGGTTCACATCGACGTGACCCTTTTCGAGAGCGGTAATTGCATCTGGCGCATCTTCAGGCTCAATCACAGGCATATCTGAACGATCAGGGGCATCGGGAAGAATATTGGCATCTAGGGGCTTGACTGATTCAAGATTAGAGAGAAATTTTTCAACCGCTGCATCAACCCCACCAGCCTCTACGGATTTCCCAGCAAACTTTTCAATGGCATTGGCTACCCAATCTGGACCTTTGCCAAATTCACCAGGAGTTCCAGCTTTTACAAAATCCAAAAGTTGTTTTTTAATTGGCTCTTCTTCAAATTGATCAAACCCACCAGAACCTTCTTTTCCCTTTGTAACACCAAACTGTCCCGCAGTCATAGCATTAAGAATTCCAACTAATTCTTTACCAGGAAAGCCGACTTGCATTCCGCCAATTGGTTGTGCGGGATCAACCATCGCAGTTGCAATCCATCTATGATGACCATCCATAATAAAGTTATCTTGACTAATAAAAGCACCTAAGTTTCCACCGATGGGCATTCCGCCTCCTTCTTTCCCCATAATCATCGCAAGAGACATACCCAAAGCTTTGCCAATATTCATGCTAGACTGCGACGGCTTTAGGTCGCCAACGGGTGCTTCAAATGCTTTATTAACACTGATTTCGTCATCGTTAGGATCTTTATCAAACTTTGAATGACCATGAGTTACGGCAATTTCAGCAGCAGCGGGATCTACATCAGATAATTTCATTGGAAATCGTTCGGGCTCAAATTTAAGTGGGTTTGCTTCTTCTCCCATAACGTGTGCAGCTTCCTCATCAATCATTTGTTTAAGTTGGGTTTTGGAAATTTTCATTTTATTCTCCTATAATATCATTAAGCAATCTGTTTAATCTATCTGCTTTTGAAAATGGTTCTTTAATTTTTGATTCGTTTAGTTGCATAAACGCATCTTGCGTTGAAGGCTCAGAAACAATATCAAAACAAATAAGCTGTAAATCATCTTCAACAATTGTTTTGCCCGCTGACTCATGGACAGAACCCAGAGCACGCGAAGAAATCCCTAATTTAACTCCATCGTTAATAAGTGATTCTAAAATTTTACCAGTTGGAGTTGAAAGGACTTTAATCTTTCCTTTAAGGTCTTTACCTTCCCACCATAAATCCGTAACCATGTGAGAAGCATTTTTAAGATTTACAACTGAATCTTCTGGATGGTCTAGTTCTCCGCAAGCACGATTCTCTTTTACCACTTTCATATAATTTTTAACTTCGCGAGCCAAAATTTTGTGAGGATAAACGCGCCCGTTTCCGTTTTCTTCATCGGTTCGCTGCATAATTCCAGAAAGAAAGACAGAACCATTTTTAACTTGTAGCTTTTCATCTTCGGTCAATAAGTCTTCGCAAATACCACCAGCACATAATTCATAATATTCACGTAAAAGATATTTGGTACTCATTTTATTGTCTCCCGTTTAATCCATTAACTGATAAAATAGCAACGAGTCCTGGTATATTTTCCTTTACATAAACACCGGAAAACAAAGTTTCACAACGTCCACCTACATAAGAAATCGCGGCGTCTAAGTGTTTACTAATCTCTGGGTCCGTTGCCATTTCAGTGGAAATAATTAAAAGCATAGTACCTGTAACAGCTTTTCCTTGAGGCATTGGACAAGGAGAACGCTTTATACAATTTTGATAAATGGTTGCTCCCAGCTTTGGATCAGTAGGATTTGAAATTATTGTTGAACCAAGAAACATTCTTCCCTCTGTTTCAAGACATCGCTCTAAATCCTTAGAGTCGAATGTTTGGACAAAAGACTTTTCTGAAGCCAGCTTTAATACTTGATGGAATAGTTTAGCAAATGTTGAGTTAGCAACTGGGTACATATTTAATATTCCCACCTTACCGCGCAATAATTGTGCTTGCCTTTCGTTATCAATAAGAATGTGTGGATAAGGGGCAACATCATTCGCAAGCAACAAAGCATTTTTTGCAATTGTTGAGTTAAGTGATTCTTGTGCGGTAGGCCACGAAATTATATAAAAAACTTTACCTCCGCCTTGGACTGAGCTAAGGTAACGCTCGAACACTTCTTGTAGTTCAGTGCATGAGCTTCCTGTTCCTCCACCTCCACCAGCTAAAACAAAAATCCAATCAACCTTTCCAAATTTTGTCCTAATGGCATCTTCAACGACAGCACTATTTTCATTTAAAACTCGTTTCCCAAGATCTACGTTCTTCGCAATACCATCAGCATCAGGAATTAAAATTAAATGCTTGGGATCTATTCCTTCAGGCTGATCTTTTTCCGTTGTGTTAATCAGCAAAGTTTTATTAAAACCGAGATCCAAAAAAGCTTTTGCCAATTTACCACCCCCACCGCCAATGCCAACGAAGGCACAGTTTAAAGCAGAAATCGCTTCATTTTCTGGAAGTTGTTCAGCATGAGAAATAGATATTTCCTCACCATAATGATCAATAAACCCGAAATCATCCGCATCAAAACTTTCAAAAGAAGTAGATGCAATTGCATCCTCTTTAGGCAATTGAAATTCTTTTTTATTTTCGTCCTCTACTTTAAGTTCGGAATCTTTTTCTTCCTCATCACTTAAATCATTTGTTGGTTCATCAATCATTATTTTTCCTTTTTATTTAAAATGCGGGCGCAACCCGCACGAGTTTACAGCCCGATTTACATCGTCGAACTGGTTGTAGCCTATACCGTTTCAACATCATTCATCACCCCACTTCCTAAAATTTATTCCTTCATCTCCAAAAACCATACTCAACACATAAGCTGTTCCTGAACTAACACAAGATAAAACAAAAGCAGTAGTCCAAGAATAGTCAAATGTAAATAGTTCTGTATACTTGTTTAGTGCCCACAAAAACCATCCAACGTGAAAGCCGATACACATAGGACAATGAAAAAAATGATATGAAGGGCGTATCTTATTAAAAATATTTCCGTAAGTTAAAATTAACGTTAGACCGTAAGAACATAAGACAAAATATATAAGTTCCATCTTTTACCTATTCAAAATATCCTGAACCAAAGGGATAAGCTCCAGACGATCTTATGCTTCCTTTGTTTGGTTCCTCGGGTACTTCGCCAAGTTGGGTTGAATCTTCATCAGTCGGATGAGCATAATAATCATCCAGTTCATTATCAAGCCATTCTTCTTGTTCAAAGCGTGGCTTTTCTTCTTCAATAAATTTATAAGTAGAGAGCAATACAATTTGAGCGGCGCTCACCCCTTCATCAATAGGTTCTGGATATTTTGCCTGTATACTTGCAAAGACATCTCCACTGTGAACGGAATTTCTTTCCACAATGCCTTGGTTTGCGAGATGTGCAAAATAATTATTTTGAGTTTGATAGACTTCATCACTCATAGAGCCTTTCGGAAAAGTAATAATTTTTCTTTCTTTGGTATCAATGACGATATCAATATCTCGATGATCCATAACCATAATTTTTCCATCAAGAGTTTTGCGAGCATCTAAAGAAATTTGGGGTGGTCGAGGTTCTTCTTCTTTTTTCTCTGCAAGTTCCTCGGCACTTAAGGCATCAGGATTTACTTTTATTTTAATGGGTGGCATTTTCTTTAATCTCGTTAACTAATCCCTGTATTTTAATTACTTGTTGAACCATTTCTCTTCCTGGTGGTTGTTGTTTATAAGATTCTAAAATAGAAATTACATTTTTTGTTTTTGTTGCCATTTCTTCATCTGCAACAAACTCCTCAATCAATAAAGAATTTTTTAGATTGGATTTTAATCGAAAGATTTCTTCATTTAAAAAAGCTTTTAGTTGAAGCCCATTATCTGCAAACGAGGAAACCAATTTTGAAAGTAATTCTTTTTGTTCGGCAAGAAGATCCTTGGAATATTCTTGATTAAATTTCTTTGTAAAAGTTTTATAAACTATATTATCAATGGAAACCATTTTTTTCTTTTGGGCATCTTTCGCAGAGATAGACATTTGCCCAATGATTTCGTTTTCCAAAAGCACCCTTGTCTTAATTCCGACTCGACGATTGAAAATTTGAGAAATTGTCGCAAGCGTTTTATAATCTGGAACGAAATTAGACATTATATCATTAGATAAAATCTTCCGTATTTGTCTCGTTAATTTATTTTGTTCTAAAAGAAGTTTTTTCTTATCAATATTTTTTTGCTCGGTTTTCACTTCCACCAATATTTTTTCAGCAGTCGTGGAACTAACATTTTTAGTTTTTGATAAAGAATGATAAAGTTTTAAGTCTTGATATAAAAGTGTCCCGCGTTTAAATGATTCTTTGATAAGCGCAGTGATTCGATACTTGGATTTGTGATTCTGTTCTAAGATAGCCTTGGTCAATTCCAAAATAAGAGTTTCATAAAGAAAAGCACTATTTCGTTTTTTATTGTGTTTAAAGGTTGTCATTTTTTTTTCCGTCTTTTTTTTCTAAATTTTTAATAAGTTTTTGAATCTCTATATTGTTCTCTAAAATTTTTAATTCTTCTTCTTGTTGTTTTTTATAATTAGTCTCTATTTGTTCATTTATCCCTTTGGTAAGTTGTGTAAAACCTTCTAACCCTGGAAAAACATTTCGCCGTGTATTTTTGCCACTCTCCATATTAACTTTGCCCATCATATTTTTTTTACGCCCTGCCTCTTTTCGATCATCATGTTTTTCAGGAATATAAGCTTTGCCTTTTGCGCGGGGAGTAAGATGTGGTTTGGGATTTTGTGATCGCCAATTCATATCATTGCGTTTGCCCGGTTCAGCCAAGAGTGTTTCTTCTTCACCCCCCTCTTCTTCACCCCCCTCTTCTTCACCTCCCATATCCATTTCGTCGCCGCCCATTTCGTCGCCGCCCATTTCGCCACCTTCTTCCGCACCAGCATCTTCTTCAGCAGCACCTTCAAGTGCAGCTTCAAATTTCTTATCATAAAACATTTCACGTTGATTACGAATAATTTCTTCATCAGAAAGGTTAAGAAGATTTTTGGCAACCCAACGCTTACTAAAATAACCTTCCGTTGCAGCACCGGCAATTTCAAATTTTGTTCGCCAGTGTTCAAGTTCTTGGAGTTCAGCAATTTTTGATGGGCTATTCAAATGAAGTTTAAAAGAAAGCAAATCTTTTCCTTTGTATCCTAAAGTATATAAATGAACAACTGCAATCTTTTCCAATTCGGCAATCACGCTCCTTTGAAGTCGCTGAATTGTTCTAGCAAAGCGAACGTCTTTTTGCGCTAATGTGGTTTTTTCGTCCCCACCTTCTTCAGCTTGGGTAAGATAAGATGGAGGAACCTTTAATGCTGAAAATAATTTATCACGTAAGTATTTTACATCATCGACATCGCCCGTATATGTTCCACCTGGAAGGGATTCAACTCTTGTGTTTGACGATCCGCCTCGTACCGGAATAAAATAATCTTCATCAATACTCATGGGATTATATCGTAAATCAACTCGTCCGGTCGAAGAATCAATTACTTGATTTCTTTTCATTTGTGTGACAATTTTTTGCATATGTTGTTCGATTTCCTTTTCTGGAATTCCGCCAACATCAACATAGAAGACTCTTCGTTCGGGTGAGCGAACAACACGATAAGCCATCATCGCATCCTCAAGCAACGTAAGTTGACGCCAAATCCTTCGACATGCCTCTAAAACCGAAGTTCCATACGGAGCATACTTGTCATTGCCAAGAATTCTAAATTGAGCTATTTGCCAATTCTCAAAAGTTAGTCCGCCGCTGTTCCATTGAAATTGAACATAGTTTGGATTTGTTTTATCTTCACCCTCAAGTCTTTCAATTTCTTGTGGAGGCAAACCAATAACGCTTTGTACTCCCATATCATCATCAATATCTAAATACAAAAAATAGTCACCAAATTTACACATTGATCGGCACCAACCGAAAATGTTAAATTCAATATTCAACACATTATAAAATAATTGATTCAGAACTTCTTTGATTTCTTCATTTGGACAGTTAATTTGTAGAATTGCTTGTAATGGGGAAGAAACCGTCATTTCATCTGCATAAATATCAAGTGCAGAAGCTATTTCTGGCATATACTCCATCTGATCAAAATCAATGTATCTTTCGGATCTATTTATACTCTGATAAGCTGATGTTCTTATATTATCAAAAGGATCATAAGCTGATTTCATAAAGCTTAATCCACCAGGAGAAGTAAACTTATATTTATTGAGTTGTCGCCTTTTAAGTTGACGAGGGTTTTGTTTTCTTCGATCAACAATCGGACCCGATAACAATCTTGTTAGTGCTTTAAAAAGAGGATTGTCATAATTTTTTATATTTCTTTTCTGGTCTGCCATTTTTATCCTTTTATAATCCAGTCGAATGAACTATACATTTCTTTCGCTGCATTCATTTTATCAAAGTTTTCAACTGTTTTGTAGCCTTCCATCCCAGGAATTGTAGTATTTAATTTTGTGTTTGAAACAATCATTGAGTTTAAAACTGCTCTCCGATATTGTAAATCTCTAACATTTTCTTGAAGTACGGTATCCCTAACCCAACAAGTGATTGCTAGTGACATAACTAAATCATCATTATAACTTCTTTGTGCCTCCGGTCTACCGTGTCTCCAAACAAATGTTTTAAGCTCTTGATAAGTTCTTTCAGAATTTATAGTAATTAGTTCATTACGAACGAACTCTTCTAACTTAGCTACAATGAGAGGTCTTGTTTTTTGTGAGGTTGTAAAACCTGGAACAGAGTTTGAAACATTTTCAGCTTCATATTGTTCAAGATACTCGTGAGTTCCTTTGGTAGAGTAATATAAATTTGGATAACCGGCATCAATAAGCTTTTCCAAAACCGAGAAACCAATGTTATTGTTTTCGACGACAAGCATTGCTTCTCCGTATTCTTTTCCCGCATCGAATAAGATTTTTGAAAATAAATCGGTGGTAGGCTTTCCACGATATTCCGCAACTTGAATCATTGTGTTTGTATTAAATATGTGGAAAACTGAGTAATCATTTCCATCTCCCCTTGAAACATCACCAACCAATAAATATTTGTTTTCGGGTTTATATTCCTCCCAAATCCAAAAATTTCTATCAAAACCTGTTTGGTGTTTGGGCTCGCGACAATTTGCGCTCATTTTAGTTAAATCCTCTGGATGAATTACCGTTTCTCCCGAGGCATTAAAATTGCATTCGTATTCTTGCGCTACCTTTCTTCTTGAAAGATTTCTTGTTGTTTCTTCAAACCAAGTTTGATTTCGTTCAGGATGAAGTGTCCAATGAAGTATGGTTGGATGAAAATCATTTTCCCCCGCTTGAGATGCTATATAGGTTTTATGAAACCAATTACCGACCCCATTAGGGGATGATAACGCAATACATCGACCGCCCGCTGCCATAGTAGGTTGTAATGCTGCCCACAACTCACTGAAGCCTTCAATGTGTGCCGCTTCGTCAATCACCAGCAACGACAACGCTTCAGAACGACCAGCATCGGCAGAAGTTGAAGATGCCTTAATTTCCGAACCATTATTTAAAACAAAGGAGGATCTATTATCAATTTCAATTGTAGCTATTTGATCAAACCATGGAGGCAATAATTTTATCATTGCCTTAACTTTTTTAACAAGGTTTGATGCGGTACTAAACTTTGTCGCAATAACCAGAACGTTTTTATCTCGATGGAATAATAACATCCACGAAACATACGCAGCGGTAATTGTTGAAATACCCATCTGACGAGATTTCAAAATAATATTACTTCGATAATCGTTAAACTTTTGTAAAAGGTCTTGTTGGAAATCCCAAGTCTTGAATGGGATCTGTCCACGTTGAGGGTGAGCAATCTTACAGTAGTTATCTATAAAATAAACTGGGTCTTTGCCACACTTGACAATCTCTTTAACAAGTTCTTTTTTTGTAAGGTACTGAGACATACATAATAATTAGTCTTATGAACCAACTTCTTTTTTGTTTATAAGACTTAGGAATTCTTCTAGCTTACCACTCGTCACATCAGATTTTATTTTATCTTGCTGTTGTCTCCATTGAGCTTGCAACGCACTAATTTCTTCATCAACATTATTTTTTTCGTTCCACACCTTTTGAAAGGCTTGTAAAGTATCCATGTTTGGATTTGCACGGAATTTATCTCCAAGTTCGTTTGATTGAATTAATTTTTCTAAAGACTCTTTTTGTGATTTAGCAATTTCTTTTCGCAACGCATCTTGACCCTCCATTGCTTGATCAAATGCTGATTTTACAATTTCTTTTTCTTTTTCTATTTGAGTATCCATCGCAGCATCGGCTTTAGGATTTTTAAGTGCTTTTTCGAGTGCTTTGGGATCATCGGCAACTTTGTCTATGGCTTTTTCAACCGCGCTATCTTCTACCTTAGCTGGTGCTTCTTTTTTGCCGGTCGTGCCGCCTTTAAGCCCAAACGCTTTTGCAACTTTAGGATTTGCTGATAATTTTTTTTTTAACCACGCTTCTGCTTTAGGTCCAATCTTTTTACCATCAATGGTCATTTTCTCATTAATGATTTTCATCGCTCGGCGGAGCTTCTTTTTATCAATACCTTCAGCTAACTTTTTTTTTTCGGGTGGTTCAAGATCCCGCTTGCCTGAAACATTTTCTGGTTGCTTAGTGTTTGGAAATTTATCTTTTCCCATTCCAAGAAACTTTTTATATGTATCGTCCAATCTTTCTTCAACGGTAGTTCCTAGTTCTGGTTCGTCTGGAATTCCACCAATTTTAAAATCTTGTTGAGCTTGAACCCACGAACGAACTTTGCTTGTAGATTGAAGAATAATCTCAGCTTCCTTATCTTTTATTTTCTTCAGTTCTAAACCGCTGCCTGTAATCTTTTTATATTCTTTCTTAAGAAATGACGCGATGTCTTGAAGTCGTTGTTCAATTTCACCTTCAAAATCTCCCTTGTAAACTTCTCTTAAAGTAACTTCCCCTTGATACTTAATCCTAAGTGTGTTCCCCATAAAGCAAACACCAAAACCGTCCATCACACGCTTATCTAAAATGGGGTGCCCTTCTTCACGCTGGAGTCCAACCTTAAGAGGTTCGCCCTTTTCATCTAGTGCGCCATCATAAGCATTTGACGCCGCTTGTTGTATTCCTTGAATGATTTCTAACACACTTGCCATTACTTTTTATTTCCTTTTAAAACTTTTATTTTCAAATTTATCCGACGTTTTTTGGATTCTGCCATTGCTGGAGCCCCCGCACCTTGAGGTGCTTCTTGACCACCCTTAGCCGAATGAGTAGGAATGGCTTTCTTGAACGTTGCACCAACACCCATCATTGCTCCGCTAGCTTCTTTGGCTTGAATTAAAATTGGTTCGATAATTTCGCCCGCTGCTTTCCACACATCAGGCTGATTTCCTTTAGTAAGTTTCACATAGTCTTTTTCAATATCCTGATAAACTTTTGCAATTTGTTTACCAGCTTTAGACATCCTATTTGCCAAGACAGTCATTTGCTTCACGACTTTGGGATCTAACATTTTTAATTCAGGGGCGTCAAATGCTTTCAATCCCACATTTAAAACTTTTTTGGCAATATTACCGACACTAGCTTTTGCGCCCGCGCCCGTCGCACTCAACTTTGCCATCATGCGATCAAGCATTCCTTCATCAAGCTCGCCCAGTTCTTCGGTAATAATTTCTTCTAGTTGGGATCTTGTGAGTTTAGTTTGTTTAGCCATTTGCTTTCTCTTCCTTCGACGTGCTGAATATAGCATCTAAAACAACACTTAAATTTTTCCATATATAAATCATCTTTTACATTAAAAGAATAAACTTTACATTCTGGACAAGTGCGCTTTGATTCTTTTGTAAATAGTTTCCTTGGCATTAAAACGCCATCAACTTCAACCTTCTCTTTTTGTTTGGCAGTTTTATAAATTTTTTTTATTTGCTCAAGATAATCCTTTTCTTTTTCTTCGTCCCAAGTTGCCTTGGGATTCTGGATTGTCTCATCACCATATTTATCTTGAATAGCTTTTTCAACCTTGATTAGATAATCTGGATCTTTCATTTCTTTACTATTTCAGCAGCCGCAAAAAAGATTGCTATTGAAGTAATAATACCAATAGCAACACCACCACCAAACCAGAGTATATCATAATCACCGTTTCTAGTTGCGATTTTTTGTAAGCGGAGAATTTCTTCATCTTGTGCTGCGACGATAATGTTGTATTTCTTCTTTTCAATTTGAAGTTCACTCGACACAAGATCAAAATCTCTGGTGCATTTTGCTTGTATCTTATCGGTTTCGTATTTGAATTTAAGTTTACATTCTTGTTCTGCTCTTTCTTTATCTGCAAGAAGTTTGGCAGTAGCTTCCACTGAAAACAAAGTTCCATTAAAGGGAACACTATCACCTTTATTTAGAAATGTAAATTTTGCGTTTGTACTCGTTGTTGTTTTTTCAGCGGGAGATGCAGAAGCAACCACTGGAGAAAAAACTACAATGAAGCTAATCAGTATCGATAATATTTGCTTTTGGAACATAGTAAATACCAAACTTATTAGAAAGTCTTTCCGCCATTTGATCAGGATCATCTGCCCAATCCTTAATTAATGATTTGACGTATGCCTTTTCACGCTTGCTAATAGTCTTATTCTTTTCGGCATAACCTTCTTCGATCTTTTTAACTGCGTTTTCGTATTCGTCTTCAATAACTTGTCGGCTCTTTTGTTTTTCGATTTCCGCTTTATTGATTGCGTCAATTTGTTTTTTATGAGAGTCACGAGCAGCACTTAATACTTCTTCGGCTTTATTGTTTTTATTTTTGAGAACAAGAGCAACAATTATTATAACAGGGACGTACCAATAAGATTTAATAAATGCCCAGATTTTTTTTAATACAATCACTTCTTTTCGTTATATTCCGACCACGCTATTTTAAATGCTGCGGGGCAATCATCTTTACCGCCGCAAAGTTTTTTTTTCAATGCCTTTACTTTGTCTTCCATTCCGGGTGGCGCTTCTTCGTGAAGTTGTCCAAGAGGTGTAGGAGTAAAATTTTCCAATACTCCATCGATTGCCTTGTCTATGGACATCGCTAGTTTTTGGATTAAAGATTTTCGTTCTTTATGTTCTAGGGCTTTATATTTGTGATCTATAACGGAATCAATAAAACTTTTTTCGGCGTCATCCACAGATGGACCAGACGATGTTTTTTTTTTGTTTTTTTGGTAAGCTATAGTCCATCCCGGTTTGCGACGGCGGGTTCGATGTAAAAAACTCTTCTTTAAGTTCTTCTTGGATGATCCGTCTAAGATGTGACTTAGTAATTCTCATTTTTTCTTTCTGCGGATTTTTATTTTTCTGCTTTCTTGTAGTGGCAATTCCATTTGTGCTGGTGCTTCGCCGGGTGCAGGCGCAACCGCGCCTTGCGGCGATAAGACACCACGGATAAAATTAATTGCGTCCATTAGTGTTTCCGCTTTGGTTTCTTGTCTTTCATCTTCGTCAGAAGATGGATACACTTCCACTTCATAACCGTCGTCATAAAGATCAATCGAAGCATTTTTATAGGGATCTGGGCTTCGGCTTGACCAATCAAATAACCCGTTGCCCTTTGCGGAATCGGTTGCGGTATCCACTAAGCCAAGGTTTTCCATTTCGGGTGAAACTATGTCTTCAATATAATACACTATTTCCTGTGCAGCCTTTCGGTCAGTCCTGTCTTCTCGAAAAGCCTGGGCGAGTGCTTCAAAGTC